CGGAGCCCATCACCTTCACCCAAGCGGTCTACTTCAACCAGCTGGTCTCCGCGCCCGTGCCGTGGCGCGTGCCCGTCTACATTATCCGCGCACGCGAGCCCTACGACATGCCTTCGATGGAAGTGACTCGTCTCTCTTACGATTACTGTCGACACGCGCGAGAGACTCATCGATTCGATGTGGTAGAATACCTGTATGCGGACTGGAAGCCTGAGCCGCCGCGCGTCGGCGTCGCTACTATCGCGGAGGACATCGGATGGCGCGAACTCGTAGAATGGGAACGGGAACTGAGACAAGCCAGACGCGCACAACTCGCGCCCTACATCGACGCGGGCTGGCAAACAGGGCACGAAACGACGCAACTCCAGATGGTGCGAGTGGGGTAGTCGCCGAAGGCGTGCGCGAACGACACCTGCAGAACGCCATCGTCAAAGCCGCGCGGCTGCTCGGATGGCTCGTACACCACACGCGACCCGCGCTCAGCCAAACAGGACGCTGGCATACACCCCTGCAAGGACACACGGGGTTCCCCGACCTCGTGCTGGTCTACCCCGCACAAAGCGAGAACGAACAGACCGCTATCATCTTCGCCGAACTCAAGTCTAAGCGAGGGCGAGTCTCCGATGCGCAACGCCGCTGGCAAGAGGCGCTCATGCAAGCGCAGGGGGTAGAATACTACATATGGCGACCGAGCGACCTACCGAGTATCCTCGCACGATTAGAGAGGCGGAACAAATCGCCACGCTCGTCCGAGAGAGAGACCTGACGGACGCCATGACTCTTCTCAAGCGGTACGGCTGCGATGTGCAAATCTATGGAAATGCTGGACTCATCCGCGTCTCGCGCGACCACGAGATCGCGCTGTTCGCTACCTTCAACCCCATGCAGAAACTCCTCGCCGACATCGCGCGAGTCATAGGCGCGCCTCTGCCGCAACACGCAGGGCCATGCAACTGCCTCGATAGGGAGGTCTTCAAGGGATGAGACGACTATTGCACCTGAAGTTTGTGCAGACCTGCTACGCTGAAGAGGAACTCCGACGGCTCGTCGCCACGCGAGGATACAGCGTCGTCTGCCGCGAATCCACACAACCGCTCCAGTTCACCGTCTACGAACCTGTCACACCAGAGGAGGCGGACACCGTCATCGAGTTAGACCCGCTGAGCGAACTCCGCACAGCCGACTTCGACCTTGCCGTGTACGCACTCTATAGACCCAACACCGCCGTGCGGTTCAATAGCGACTTCCTCGTCGCCGTCGTGTTCGACTGTACCGCACGCAGTATCGCTCAGAAGAGCCGCCCCGCGCCCAGCGAGGCATAGGCAAGCGCCGAGTCGGTGGTGAGCAGTCTCAGGAGATTAATCTCGACCCATGTGTCGGGTGTGAAATAGACGCCGCTGCCTGTGAGAGTCACGGTGTGCGTCGCGGGCTCAATCGAGCCGTTCGTCAGCCGTCGCCGGCCTTCGATTTCGACCGAGACATCGCCTGTATGCTCGATGCGCACGATGGTGCCTGCGTACTCGTTGCTATCGACCGAGAACGGCGCGGTTATCGGGTCAGCCTGCGTGTACCCATAGGCGAGAATCGGTTTCCCGCGCCCGCCGCGATAGGTCGCAAACAGCTCTGCGAACAGCGGATGGAGCAGCGCGTCCCACGGCGTCGCGTTCGTATTCTCGCGTTCCGCCCATAACTCGATGGTCAGGTAATCGTTCTGCGCCTCGCGCCCGACGAGACGGTTCAGCGTCATAATCATATGGTGCAGCACGCCGACGCCGACTCGCTCCGCATCGCCTAACCGTTCCCATGTGTCCAGTGACCTAAGCAACTCCGCACGCGCTTCGCGCGGAATCGACATCACGCTCCAATCGGATTCCAGTCCCGCAATCTCACTCGCGCCCGCCTGTAGCGCCGCCCGTACAGGCTCGTACCAGCGCACTATCCTATCCGTCGCACGCAATACCCAGTGCATCGCTTGGATTATACCCTGGCGTATAATTCCATGCCATGGCGCGACCACCGAAACGCTACTATCGGTACGAAACGGGCAAGTATCTGCGCGAGAAGCTGGGCGACAAGCGCGGATGCGAAGCCTACCGCGTGAAGACCATCAAGCCAGGGCGCAAGCTACTCCTGTGCATCAAGTCGAGCGAGGGCGAACGCGGCGGGCGCACGAAGGGCATCGCGCTCCTGCGCACAAAGAGTACCCCCAAAGGGCGAGCGCACTGGGACGACGCGGAAATCAAACGAATGCGATGAGCTTCCAGCAGATTCACAGACCCGCTGACGGCGAACTCGTGACTGAAATGCGCAGTCTGCTCAATCGAATTGCAGACCTGCGCCCGTTCTACCGCTACGCCGCCAGTCGCATGCGTCAAGCGTTCCGCGAGAACTTCGCCGTCGGCGGACGCCCCCCATGGCGACCGCTCGCTCCGTCGACCGTCGCGGCGAAGCGCATCATGGGGCTCCCTGCAGGACTGCGCACGCCGTCGGGGCGCGTCCCGCGCCGACTCCTGCAGCGCGGGCAACTCAACGAGCGTACCATCCTCATCCTCACAGGCGAGCTGCGCGACAGCGTCGCGCAGAAGAACCACCCACACCACATCATGCGCATCTCTAAAGACCGCGTCGAAGTCGGCACCTCCCATCCGCTCGCGCCCATCCACGAATTCGGCACGCGACCCTACTGGATCTACCCGCGACGCGCACGCGCACTCCGATTCGTCGACAGCCAAGGACGCTGGGTGTACCGCAGACGCGTCTATCACCCTGGCGTGCCCGCACGACCGTTCCTGAGGCTCACGCAACAAGACGAGGACGACATCCACGACGCGCTCTTCGAATACCTCGCCGACGCCGTCATCCGACCCGACACGGAGGGACTGCTGTGAGTGACGAAATCCAGCTCTGCACGGTCTACGAGGGCGATGTCTTCGAACTGCTGCGCATGCTGCCCGACCGCTCCGTCGACATGGTCTTCAGCGACCCCGACTACAACATGGGCATACGCTACAACGGGCGACGGCACAGGAAATCGTGGGACGACTACATCGACTGGTACATTCGTCTCGCGCATGAGAGTCTGCGCGTGCTGAAAGACGACGGGAACGCCTTCTTCCTCAACATGCCGAAGCAGAACGCCTACCTGCGCGTGCGCTACCTCGACGACGCCTGCTATGGGGTGCATGAGTACGCATGGTGCTACTCGCCCGCTGTCGGGTTCAGTCCCCATCGGTTCACCACAGCGCATCGCACGATACTGCACGCGCGTAAGCAGAAGCGCACGCGCTGGTATAAACACGCCGTCGCGCTGCCGTACAAGAATCTCAACGACAAGCGCATCCAGCGCACGCTCGCCGAAGGCTCGCCAGGACGCATGCCCTACGACTGGTTCCACATCGAGCTTGTCAAAGCAGGCTCGCGCGAGAAGACGATACACCCGTGTCAGGTGCCGCGTCGTCTGTTCGAGCTGTTGCTCCGCGCGTCGACGCAGGAAGGCGACTTGGTGCTGGTGCTGTTCGGAGGCGCAGGCTCAGAAGTCGCTGTCTGCCACGAGCTGAATCGACGATGGCTCACTGCCGAGATTGACCCCGTATACGCAGACCTGATTCGCAAGCGCATCGCGCTCGGACGAATCCCAGACGAGTACCGATGGCGACCAAGTGGTACAATTCAGCGATGAGCGTTAAGTATCAGGTACGGAAGGTGCGTCGTGACGGTGTGTCCCAGCGGTACTGGGTCGCGTCAACACGCGAGCATGACAGTGCGGTTACCGCCGTCATAAGCGGCGAACTCGCCACGGCGCAATCGCGCGAGGCGCAGGAACTCGCACGGAAACTCCTACAGAACCCATCGGTGCAGGAATCGCTCTACCGCTCGCTGGTGCGAAAGTATGAGGAGACGAAGTCGTCGAATGTGGAACTGATGTTGTTCCTGCAAAACTACTTAGCGCATGGTCATCCAGAGGCAGAGGCGCTGCTCGTGCGATTGGCAACCGAACCATCCGACGGGAATGTACGAAGCGCCGCTATCCATACGATAGCGACCTCTATGGATGCGCGTGCGCCGCGCTTGCTTCGCGAGGTCGCCGACAAGGCAACCGACGAATGGACGGCTCGTGTCGCCATCGTCGACTTGGCAGGCTACCTTGACATCACGATGGAAAACCTGATCGGTGAAGGAATCACGCCTGCAATGGAGGCGGTACTCGATGCGTTGGAGACGCTCGGGCTTGCGCTGCAAGGCGAGTGGTTCAGACCCGAAGGCGAGATAGACTCCATTCTCTCCGCCTTGAACTACAGTCGTTCGGAATTCGAGCAGGCGGCTCAAGGGCAGATACCCGCTCGCGTTGAAAAGCAGGTCATCGACGGGCTGATGTCGGTTCTCCCGATGGGGAGCTTGCCCACTGAGGGGTTCGAGCGAACGCTGGATGTTATCAAGGGGTGGGGGTCAGAGTACGCAATCTCCAAGCTCCGTTCCTACTTGAGAGGCGTCATTTCCTTATTGAGAGACGCCACTTCGCAACGGCGTCGACGGATGGTTCTCGACGCTATACAAGAGATAGAACGCCAGCTGAAGCGCAATAGTAGTCCGTGAACTGCGGGAACGGTACGACTTGTAAGCAGGTCGGTACAATTCAGCGATGAGCGTCAAGTATCAGGTACGGAAGTTGCGTCGTGACGGTGTGGCTCAGCGGTACTGGGTCGCGCCGACACGCGAGTACGGCAAGGCAATCGAATCGATTGTCGTCAAGCAACTTCAGCACGCTCTGGAGACGGGGCAGTCTCCAGAAATCTCGCCCGCAAGCAACGACGGACTGTTCCACGCTTACGCCAACGCACTGCAGCGGAAGCTCGGATTCCTGAGCGACATCGAGGCTGAAGGATTGCTGATTGATATCGCACCTTACCTTTCTCGTAATTTGCCTGAAGCGCAGCGATTGATTGCCCGATTGGCAACTGAAGCGCCCCATCGGTTACTGCGACGCCTCGCGATGGAGATGTGTTCCTATTCTATCTACGAAGCACCCTCGCTGCTGGGCGAAATCGCGATGCAGTCACCTGATAACTGGGGCATGACCATAGCGTTGCGGTATTTGCGAGAATACATGGAAGACGGATTGCGTTCTCTCTTCGAACCGCTGTATCGTGTGCCTGGATGGAAGATAGACGAGTCAAAGTTCAAACGCAGTCTCGTCAAGGGAATCGATGTGCTGCTCGACGCCTTGAACGGGTTCGGCGGGAATCGTCAGATACCCAAAGAGACGCTTGCCGAGACAGTCGTCTGGACGCGCAACAATATTGGCAACATCCTTGAGCTGCCGCTGACACAGACGGTTCGACGCAAGATGGAGCGCACGATGCAAGCAATCGCTAAGCGCGACGACCTCGATGAGCAGGTAGGCCGCGATGCAGTCGGCGTGGCGCGGGAAATTCGGAAGCAATATGAATTGTAAGCAAGTCGGTACAATTCGGCGATGAATGCTAAGTATCAGGTACGGAAGGTGCGTCGGGATGGTGTGTCCCAGCGGTACTGGGTCGTGCCGACACGCGAGCATGACGATGCGATAACCGTCGTCATAAGCGGCGACCTCGCCACGGCGGAATCGCGCAACGAGCAGGAACTTGCACGAAAGCTCCTGCAGAATCCGTCGGTGCAGGAATCGCTCTACCGCTCGCTGGTGCGACAGTATGAGACAACGAAATTGTTCGATGCGCAGTCGATGTTGTTCCTGCACGACTACTTGTCGCGTGGGTATCCTGAAGCAGAGTCGCTGCTCCTGCGATTGGCGACTGAACCGTCCGAATGGTATATACGAGCCTCAGCTATCTATACGATAGCGAAGTCTATGGAGCCGTTTGTCCCGCGTTTGATTCGCGAGGTTCTCGACAAGGCGCCCAACGAAGACACGGCTCGCTACGCCATCGCCGAATTGGCAGCCTCACTTCATGTCACGATGGAACACCTAATCAGAAAGAAAATCACGCCGACGCGGGAGTCGGTACTCGATACGCTGGAGACTCTCGGACTCGCGCTGCAAGGCGAGTGGTTCGAGCCCAAAGACGAGATAGGTTCCATCCTCGCCGCGTTGGACTACTTCCGTTTCGATTTCGAGAAGGCGGCTCAAGGGCAGATACCCGCTCGCGTTGAAGAGCAGGTTATCGACGGGCTGGTGTCGATTCTCTCATCAGGAAACTTGCCCGATGATGAGTTCGAGAAGGCGATGGAGATCGTCAGGAATTGGAAGTCAGCGTACTCGCTCCCCAAGCTCCGATCTCTGTTGAACGAAGCACTTCCGCCACAGCGTCGAGCGATGGTTGTGGACGCTATACACGATATAGAACAACGGCTGAAGCGCAAGTCGGGGTGAACGCTGCGGCGATGAGCGTTAAGTATCAGATACGGAAGGTGCGTCGTGACGGTGTGTCCCAGCGGTACTGGGTCGCGCCGACACGCGAGCATGACGATGCGGTCATCGGCGTTATGCGCGACCGTCTCCCTACGGCGGAATCGCGCAAGGCGCAGGAACTTGCACGGCAACTCCTGCAATCACCGTCAGTGCAGGAGTTGCTCTACCGCTCGCTGGTGCGACAGTATGAGGAGACGAAGTCGTCGGATTTGGAGCCGATGTCGTTCCTGCAACATTATTTGTCGCGTGGGTATCCTGAAGTAGAGAAACTACTTGTGCGATTGGCAACCGAACCATCCAACTGGCATGCACGAGTCGCAGCAATCACTACGATAGCGACCTCTATGGATTCGCGTACGCCGCGCTTGATTCGCGAGGTCGCCGACAAGGCAACCGACGATTGGACGGCTCGTGAAGCTATCGCCGATTTGGCAATCAATCTTCGAAACAAGATGCAAAACCTCCTGAGTACTGAGGGAATCACGCCGACGAGGGAGGCGATACTCGGCGTGCTAGAGACGCTCGGACTCGCGCTGCAAGGCAAGTGGTTCGAGCCCACACCACAAGGCGAGATAAAATACATCCTTGCCGCGTTGAACTACAAGCGATCGGAATTCGAGCAGGTGGCTCGCGGGCAGATACCCGCTCGCGTTGAAGAGACGCTTATCGACGGGCTGGTGTCGATTCTATCGTTAGGAAGCTTGACCATCGATGAGTTCGAGAAGACGCTGGATGTCATCAAGGAGTGGGGTTCAGAGTACGCGCTCGCCAAGCTCCGTTCCTTGTTGAGCGATTCACTTCCACAACAGCGTCGGATGATGGTTAGCAACGCCATACAAGAGATAGAACAACGGCTGAAGCGCAAGTCGG